GTCTTTACTTTCACACCTACTAACGTATATCCAAACGTTTACGATTTGGTTTATATAGATTGTAACTTGACTTGTTTATACGAGGGAGGATTCTTTGAATTAAGCGTCTTAAATGCTTCGAGTGATGTCTTATATAAAGATAGACTATTTTCGACCAACCAGAGTGCTGAAAACTACTCAATAAACAATGGCAATTTTATTACTCTGAATACAAACAACAACGATTATATCGTAATCCAATAATATGAGAAAAAAAATAGAAGTTAAACCTAAAAATACGGGAATAGGAATTGTTAATCTAGCAACCTATACAAGTCCTAGAATTATCGAAGTAAGGAATCAAGAGTGGGTTTCTTATGGAGACGATAATAATTACTTTGGATACATTCAAGACCGTATAAATGGAAGTCCTACAAATAACGCAATAGTAAACGGAATTAGTCAAATGATATTCGGTCAAGGATTGGATGCTACCGATGCTCAAATTAAGCCGGAAGACTACGCACAAGCGATGTTATTATTTGATGACGATACAACAGAGAGACTTTGTTATGATTTGAAAGCTATGGGACAATGCGCTATTCAAGTTGTTTACTCAATAGACAGAACTAGAATAGTAGAATGTAATCATTGGCCGGTTGAAACTTTAAGAAGTGGAAAATGTAACGAGGACGGAGAGGTTGAATTTTATTTTTATGCAGACGATTGGACTAAAGTAACGAGACAGAATCCTCCGACTCCAATACCGGCATTCGGTACAAGTCAAGAGAGCGAAGAGATATTATATATTAAACCTTATAAAACTGGATTCTATTATTACTCTCCTCCAGATTGGCAAGGAGGATTACAATACTGCGAACTAGAGGAGGAAATAAGCAACTACCATTTGAATAATATAATGAATGGCCTTGCTCCTAGTATGTTAATCAACTTCAACAATGGAACTCCAACAGAGGATGAGCAAAGAGACATCGAAAGAGCCATAACACAAAAATTCTCTGGTACTTCAAACGCTGGTAGGTTTATTTTATCTTTTAACGATTCAAATGATTACGGAGCAACTATTACTCCGGTGCAGTTAAGCGATGCTCACAATCAATACCAGTTTTTAAGTGACGAGAGTATGCGTAAAATAATGGTATCGCATAGAGTTATCAGTCCTTTACTTTTGGGTATTAAAGATAACACCGGATTTGGCAATAATGCAGACGAATTACAGACTGCAACTATCTTAATGCAGAATACAGTTATTAAACCATTTCAAAACTTAATCATAAAAGAACTAAATAACATACTAGCTTACAACGGAATTACTTTAGACTTATATTTCAAAACTTTACAACCGCTAGACGCAGTAAATGACTTGACTATTACTGAAAAATCAAACACTATTATAGACGGAATAAACTCTTTAAGTCCTTTGGTAGCAAATAAAGTACTAGAGTCGATGACTGCTGACGAGATACGCTCTTTAGTAGGTTTAAAAGCATCAATTCCACAAGTAGCACCGCAGCAGACATTAAGCGATAACCACGAATGTTTTGATATTAACTCTTTTGACGGCGAAGTTGTATCGGATGAGTGGGAGTTAGTAGATAAAAGAGAGTTTGACGATAATAATTCAAGTATCGAAGACTGGGCAAAGCAATATATAACTCCAAAAAAAGACACAAAGCTAGGAGGATTTATTAAAAGCAGTCCTAGTCAAGCAAGTTATTTGGATAAGGATATTTATAAAGTACGTTATGAGTATGCAGAAAAAGACAAGAGTACAAACTCCAGAGAATTCTGCGTAAATATGATGTCACGAACAAATAGCGGAGTAGTATATCGTAAAGAGGATATAGACCAAGCAAGTTTTCAAGGGGTAAATAATGAGTTCGGACACAAGGGCGAGAATTACTCTCTATTTAGATTCAAGGGCGGAGTTAACTGCGGTCATTTTTGGAATGAAAATCTTTACAGATTAAAAACTAAAACAGACGGAACACCTTACGCAGACAAATCTCTAGCATCTAGCGAAGAGGTTGCAAGTATTGAGGGATACAATCCAACTCCAGCCGGATTAGTTGATTCTAAAATTGCTCCAATAGATATGCCAAATAACGGACATCACCCAAATTATAAAGGATAAGATATGCCTACAACTTTATTCATAACACAGACAGATTTAAAAGCAAATACTATCCTTAACGGAAATGTTGATGCCGATTTGTTTATGCAGTTTATTAAGATTGCACAACAGATGCACGTACAGAATTATTTAGGTACTCAATTATATAACACTATCACAACTAAAATAAATACTTCGACATTAACCGGAGACTATTTAAATTTGGTTAGGGATTACGTCCAGCCGATGCTGATTCATTTTGCTATGATAGATTATTTGCCATTCGCAAACTATCAAATAAGAAACGGAGGAGTCTTTAAACATCGTAGTGAAAACTCAGAAACTCCAAGCAAAGAAGAGTTAGACATATTAGTTCAAAAGCATAGAACTTTTGCAGACTTTTACGCTACTAGATTTATTGATTATATGGGTATAAATGCAGCGTCTAAATTTCCAGAGTATTGGACTAACAGAGATAGCGATATGTATCCAGACCAAAAAGCTAATCCTTGCAACTGGGTATTATGAAAGAGCCAAAAAATAAATTTATCGCATATAAGATAAAAAAAGAAAACTTACAGAAAGTTAAGCAATACTTAAGCAAACAAATCAATAAGAAATGACTTACAGAAAGTTAAGCAATACTTAAGCAAACAAATCAATAAGAAATGAGTTATAATTTTACACATATAAAGGGAGATACATTCGAGGCCGTTAACTTTGCTTTGCTAAAAAACAATGTAGTTATTAATTTAACCGGTGCAACAATTAGAATGCAGTTGAGAAACGAATGCGGAGGACTGATTGCATTATCTTTGACTTCGGTAGCAAGTGCTGGAATTACAATTACAAACGCTGCTGGAGGCTTATTTAGAATAAACAAACAAATCATAAATATAGCATCCGGTAATTACTTATATGATTTAGAAATCTTATTTGCAGACGGAACTATAAAGACTTGGTTAAGTGGAGAATTTTTAATTGAATGCGATATAACTAGATAAGATGCCAGATATAATAGACATAAATATAAGTCCAGTAATTGAAACGGTTGCATTAACTATTCAACCTAATTTAACTACTATTAACGTTAATACAATTAATGGAGGAGGTGGAGCAGTTGATTCAGTAAATACGCAAACCGGAGACGTAGTTTTAGACCAAGACGATATACTTGACGGAACTACTTACAAGCAATATTCACTCACAGAAAAAAATAAACTTGCGGGAATAGCTGCCGGAGCAGAAGTAAATGTTAATGCTGATTGGAATGCTACGAGTGGAGATGCTTTAATATTAAATAAACCAACTATTCCAAGTGTTACAAATTTAGTTCCTTATACTGGTGCTACTCAAAACGTAAATTTAGGAGAGTTTGAATTAAAAGCCGGACAGTTAACATTAGACACAACACCAACTGGAACGGCAGCAGTAACAACAACACGCTGGAACGATGCAATAGGTAGTTCAGAAACCACTTTAAAAGGTGGCTCTGTTATATTAAAAAATGGAGTTGATTTAGTGGCAAGAGTAGTAAACAAAGTAACTCCAAATACTACATTAACAAAAGCAGCATATCAAGTTGTCAAAGTAAGTGGAGCTCAAGGCCAAAGACTGGCGGTAAATTTAGCACAAGCGAATACCGATTTAAATAGTGCCGATACTTTAGGAATAGTAACTGAAACTATTGCAACAAATCAAGAGGGATTTATTATAACAGTAGGCCAATTAGAAAATATTAATACAACCGGAAGTTTACAAGGCGAAACTTGGACGGATGGCGATGTACTTTATTTATCTCCTACAACTGCCGGAAGGATTACAAATATAAAACCAAATGGCTCAACCGGTCATATTGTTGTTTTAGGTTACGTTGAATATGCACACGCAAACAATGGTAAGATATATGTAAAGATTATGAACGGGTGGGAACTTGACGAGTTACATAATGTCTTTATAGATACTCCTTTAAACAATCAAGTTTTAACTTACGAGACTTCAACAGACCTTTGGAAAAATAAAAATTTAAATCAAATAGTTTCAGAAAGAAGAAACGCAAATAATTCAACAGATAATACTATAAACTATTGTGGAACTGCTCCAAATGGAAGTGCAGAAAATTCAACAGTATGGACTATAAAAAGATTAACAATAGCTGCAAGTGGCTCAATAACTACTGCAACTGCTACAAACGTAGCTTGGACGAATAGAGAATCAGCAACATATATATAAAAAAAAATTATGCCAATTACAAGTACAAACCCAATAGAAGTAGACGGAATAGAGTATCCATATTTTATGGTAAATTTAGCAATATCACCATTGGTTAAGCCAACTGATATAGGTGCAAGTGTTGCTATGCGTTTAACACCTTATAGAGTTTTAGAGGATGGAAGTTCAGAAAGTTTACCCGAAAATTCTATTCCTATAACATATATGGATGTTTTTGAAAGTGGAGATACAGATGCTATAAATGCAGCTATATCAATTATGGGTGCTTTGCAGACTTTTATTAATGATAAAAATCTTTAATTATGGCAAATATAAAAGCAGTTGCAAATGGTAACTGGAGTAATACAGCTACTTGGGATGGTGGCATATTGCCAACAAGTG